TTATGATGCTCTAGTGCTTGACAGAAGGAGATTGAGAAATGCCAATGCACGGTAAAGCTAAAATGGCTAAGAAGAAAATGCGCGGTGGTGGAATGACCAAAATGCGTGGCGGTGGAATGACACGTATGCGCGGTGGCGGCATGTCCAAAAAGAAAATGATGGGCGGCGGCATGGCTAAGATGGCCAAGAAGAAAAAGATGATGCGCGGCGGTATGGCTAAAAAGAAGAAGTAATGCCATATGTTGCAAATTCGGAAATACATGGACTTGGTGTTTTCGCGGATAAGGACTACGCTCAAGGAGATACAATTGAGTTGTGTCCTTATCTGGTCGCGGATTATACTGATGTGGGAGATGAGTGTGTCCTCCATGATTACATGTTTCACACACCTTATGTCGGTGAAGAAGAATATTACATCCCACTTGGCCATGCTATGGTCTACAACCACAGTGCAAGTCCAAACGCTGAGTGGGACATTGAAGAAGAAGACGACCGCTTTGTTAAGTTTTATGCGCTTAAAGAAATAAAGCAGGGCGAAGAAATACTACACGACTACGGCGAAGATTATTGGGAAAGCAGAGATGCCAAAACTAAATGATGGCTCTAAATTTTTTACGGACGTAACAGCACTGTCGTCAACCAACGATACGGATTGTTATGTCGTGCCTAAGAATTTTTCTGCTAGGATTAGCAATCTACTTATTATAAATAATGATAGTAGTAGCAGAAACTTTACGGTTAAGTATTATGAAAAAACTGCTAACACCACTCATACTCTTCACAGTTCTCATGCTTTGGCCGCTACAAGCAGTGTGAGTATTTTTACAAATGACAGTCCCTTGTTTGTACATGCAGAAGACAAAATTATTGTAGATGCTGGCACAGCCGACACTCTTGTTGTTGCAGTGGTGGCCGAAGAATTTTTTAATCCAAACAAATAGGAGAGGAGACATGCCACTTACACCTAAAGGTAAAAAGATACAAGCTGCTATGAAAAAACAGTATGGGAGTAAAAAAGGTGTCCAAGTCTTCAACGCCACAGCTAACAGCGGCAAGATTAAAAAGGTCAAGAGAAATAAAACGAGGCTTTCGCAAGGTGGAGCCGTTAAGAAAACCCCATCGGCTGGCGCGAAAAAGAAACAGACTAGAACGCTTAAACTTGCGCCGGGTGGTGCGGCAAAGAGCAAGAGTCGAGTTAACGAAGCTGGCAACTATACTAAGCCCGGAATGAGAAAGAGACAGTTCCAGCGTATCAAGGCTGGCAGCAAAGGCGGCGCACCGGGACAATGGTCGGCGCGTAAAGCACAGATGCTTGCGTCTGCATATAAGAAAGCAGGGGGCGGTTACAAGTAACCATGATTCACGTTTTTCTCCTGTTCGTCTATATCGGGATAGGAGAGGACGAGAGGCTGGTCAGCAAAGACATGTACTTTCGTGACTTGAACGAATGTGTGTGGTATGCACAAAAATTACACAAGCAGGGACAAAAGATAACTGCTTATTGCTTACCCAAACTGGTGAATGAAGATACGAAGGTGTACTGATGCTGGCAGAATTAGCGGCTGCAAATGCGGCCTTCCAAGTTATCAAGCAAGCCGTATCTAACGGTAAGGACATTGCTGCAGCAGGTAGTGCGATTGCTAAGTTTGTTGGCGCAAAGCAAGACCTAGAACGTAAGTCAATAAAAAAGGGCGGTGGCTCTGACCTAGAAGAGTTTATGGCCCTTGAGCAAATACGTGAACAAGAAGAGCAGCTAAAGCAGATTATGATATACACAGGTCGTCCCGGTCTGTGGGGTGATTGGCAAAGGTTTCAGGCAAAGGCCCGTGTAGCCAGAAAAGAGGCAGAAGAAGAAGCTAGACGTAAACGCAAGCAGTATTTGGAAATAGCCATCGTAACATTTCTTCTTATTTTAGGATTGACTATTTTAGCCTGTTTGGTACTATTAGCCCTACATTCACAAGGGAAATTATAATGTACCAAAGTTTATTTTTAGCCATTGGCTTTATTCTGGGTTTAGGTTATCCAACTGCTTTTGTTTGGTGGGTATGGTATGTAAGGAGACTATTCTATGGCACTAGCTAAATCACAAAAAAGCCTGAAGTCTTGGACTAAACAGAAGTGGCGCACTAAATCTGGCAAGCCCTCTGCTAAAACGGGAGAAAGGTATCTTCCCGAAAAAGCAATAAAATCCTTGACAAGTGCAGAGTATGCTGCTACAACTAGGGCTAAGAGAGAGGGAACACGCAAGGGGAAACAGTTTGTACGCCAGCCTAAATCTATTGCTAAAAAGACTGCACGATTTCGCAGAGGCGGGTAATGACCCACGCGAAGTGCGTTTGGCCGACATGGAGCCTGATGTAGAGCAGCGTGTGTATTTGATTAAGAAAAAGTTATGGGAACTAAAGAATGTGGACCGCACTGATATCACCGATAGCAAGTCTAGCAGGGACATGGCTTGAGGGAAAAGTTGAAACTAAGAAAGCAGAAACCGGAGCCAAGGTTGCTAAAGCACGTGCTGAAGCAGTTATCATGGAGAAGAAGGCTACGGGTGAAATTGATTGGGACATTACTATGGCTGAAGGTAGTAAGTCTTCGTGGAAAGACGAATGGCTAACTATACTATTCAGCATCCCTCTTATTCTTGCTTTTATCCCCGGAATGGAAGAGGTAGTATCTAATGGTTTTGCGCAGCTTCAGGCCATGCCGGAATGGTATCAATATTCTCTTGGTGTTATTGTTGCCGCCAGCTTTGGTGTACGCAGTGCTACAAAATTCTTCGGTAAGAGGTAGTCCAGTTGCGGATGTGGAGTTTGCACGAGAGAACCAGCGAAGAGCAAGCGAGGAAAAATCGTGGCAGAAGTAACGATGGAAAGAATACTCAAGTGGAAGATACTTCCACGATTGATGATGCTTATGATGTCGCTATCGGCTTGGCGGGTAGTGGAGTGGTTTATGACTCTACCTTCCCCAAGCCCAGAACAGGCGGCTCTGGTTAGTGTAGTTACAGGTGCCATGACAGGTGCCTTTGCTGTATGGATGGGACACGAAAAATGAAATACGATAAAAACCTTTTGATGGAAAAGTTGGTGGCCCATGAGGGTATGCGTCTTGATGTGTATCAAGATACGCTGGGCATTAACACAATTGGTATCGGTAGGAATCTGGATGACCGGGGTATTACAAAGGATGAACTGGATTGGATGGATTATCCAAGTATTGAATATGTTTATTCTGACGGCATTACCGAAGCTGATGCTGTGTACCTCGCACAGAATGACGTACAGATAGTCGAGGAAGAACTCCTTCGTGCGCATCCTTGCGTAGAGGACTTAGACGCTGTACGTCAGCTTGTACTTGTAGACATGGCATTTAATCTAGGTGTGCCGCGTTTGTGCAAGTTTAAGAAGATGTGGGCGGCTATAGAGGCGAAAGACTTTCCCACCGCCGCAAAAGAAATGCTTGACAGCAGGTGGGCAAATCAGGTAAAATCACGTAGTACAAAACTTGCTCATGCCATGCATCACGGAGAATTTAATGGCTAGACAATTGACGGGCAAGCAACAAGCATTCTTGAATGTGCTGTTTGATGAGGCGGGTGGCAACATGGCCGTCGCTAAAAAACTTGCAGGTTATTCTGAAACAAGTTCGACAGCAGAAATTGTCAAGGGTTTGAAAGAAGAAATCCTTGAGGCCACACAAATGTACATGGCACAGAATGCACCAAAGGCTGCGGTGGCCATGACAGGTGCTTTGTATGACCCGACAGAACTTGGCATCCGTGATAAGATGTCTGCTGCCAAAGAACTGCTTGACCGTGTAGGTTTGGTGAAAACAGAGAAGATGCAGGTAGAGGCAAGTGGCGGTGTTATGCTTATGCCACCTAAAGCACCCGTAGAGGACGATGACTAGAAGCATAGGTCAGTGGAAACTGCCACAACCGACAGATATCAAAGAAGAGAACGAGTGGATACAAATTCCACGAATTGCGCGTACCGTACCCTTTGGGTACAAACTGAATGAAGAAGACCCCGACATTCTTGACCCTATACAAACAGAACTAGACTTGTTAGAGAAAGCCCGTAAGCACGTAAATCAGTATTCATATCGTGAAGTTGCAAACTGGCTGACTACAAATACAGGTAGATACATTTCACATGTAGGATTAAGGAAACGTCTACAACATGAGCGACAGCGTAAGAACACAGCTAAAAGCCTCCGCAAATGGGCAGAGTATGCGGAAACGGCAATCGCCAAAGCGAAGGAAATCGAAGAAGCAAGAACAGGCGCAAAAGCAAGCACCGCAAGTTGAGAATGTTTCATATGAAACATCTAACATAGAGGAACACGCTAATGTATTGTTCAAGCCCAATCCGGGTCCGCAGACAGAGTTTCTAGCTGCTAGTGAGCGAGAAGTTCTTTATGGTGGCTCTGCTGGTGGTGGTAAGTCTTACGCTATGTTGGCAGACCCTCTACGCTATATGGGTCATCCACAGTTTAGTGGATTACTTCTTCGCCACACAACTGAAGAACTAAGAGAACTTATATTTAAGTCTCAAGAGTTGTACCCAAAAATCTGGCCGGGGATAAAATGGTCAGAAAGAAAGATGCAGTGGACCGCGCCATCTGGCGCAAGGTTGTGGATGTCCTACCTAGATAGAGATGAGGATGTCTTGCGATATCAGGGTCTAGCATTTAGCTGGATAGGCTTTGACGAACTAACACAATGGTCCACACCATATGCATGGAACTACATGCGAAGTCGTCTCCGGTCCACTGCACCTGACCTACCCATCTTTATGAGGGCCACAACAAACCCGGGTGGCCGGGGGCATGGGTGGGTTAAGAAAATGTTTATTGACCCTGCACCGTATAATAGAGCGTTTGATGCGACAGACATTGAAACAGGAGAAGTTCTTCGATATCCCTATGGCCATAGCAAGGCAGGAAAATCTTTATTTAAGAGACGCTTTATCCCGGCAAGACTTTCTGATAACCCATACCTTGCGTCAGCGGGAGACTACGAAGCCATGCTCCTCTCGCTTCCTGAACAGCAAAGGCGGCAGCTTCTTGAAGGCGATTGGGACATCAAAGAGGGCGCGGCGTTTACTGAGTTTAATCGGGATGTGCATGTTGTGGAGCCTTTCCATATCCCTGCTAACTGGGTCAAGTTTCGTGCATGTGACTATGGTTACGGCAGTTATTCTGGTGTTCTTTGGTTTGCTGTTGCGCCTGATGAACAACTGGTCGTCTATAGAGAACTATACGTCAGTAAAGTCTTGGCCACAGACTTGGCAGATATGATATTAGACTTGGAAGCTGAAGATGGAAATATTAAGTATGGTGTTTTGGACAGTAGTCTTTGGCACAAGCGTGGCGATACTGGTCCTTCTCTTGCGGAGCAAATGATTGCAAAAGGATGCAGGTGGCGTCCGTCTGACCGCAGTCGAGGAAGTAGAGTGTCAGGTAAGAACGAAATACACAGGCGTCTACAGATAGACGAATTTACAGAGGAACCAAGACTTGTATTCTTTGATAGCTGCACAAATGTCATCAGTCAATTACCGTCCTTGCCCTTGGACAAGAAAAATCCAGAGGACGTTGACACAAAGTCTGAAGACCATCTGTACGACGCCCTCCGGTACGGCATTATGTCCAGACCCCGGTTCTCTATTTTTGACTACGACCCGCAAGGCCGACCAACGTCAAGTATGCCGGTAGCTGACGCAACCTTTGGATATTAAAGGAAAGTAACATGGATGAAGATGAAATTATGATTGAAGACGACGCTATTGCGTTGGAAGATACAGATGATGTTGTTTCAGCAGATATAGATGTTACTTCTATCATACCGTTTATCATGGAGCGTTATCAACGCGCTGAAGACTATCGCTATCAAGATGAAGAGCGTTGGATTAGAGCATACAGAAATTATCGTGGACTGTATGGTCCAGATGTACAATTTACAGAGGCTGAAAAGTCTCGCGTATTCATAAAGATTACGAAGACTAAAACACTGGCAGCATATGGTCAGATTGTTGATGTTTTGTTTGCCAACAATAAATTTCCTCTTTCCATTGAGCCTACGGAACTTCCAGAGGGTGTTGTAGAGGACGTACACTTTGACCCACAGGCACCAGAAACACCGGGCGGTGAAGAAAGCCCCTATGGTTTTCCGGGTGATGGGCGTGACCTGCCACCGGGTGCGACATCCAAAACTTTGATGGACAAGCTAGGTCCATTAGAGAAAAAATTAGAGCCTGTTGAAGATAAGCTAAAAGAGGGACCGGGACAAACACCTACAGCCATTGAGTTTAGCCCTGCTATGATTGCAGCTAAAAAGATGGAAAAGAAAATCCACGACCAGCTTGAGGAGTCTGGGGCAAGTAAAAGCCTACGTAGCAGTGCCTTTGAGATGGCATTGTTTGGTACGGGTATTATGAAAGGCCCGTTTGCCTTAGATAAAGAATATGCCAACTGGGGTGATGACGGAGAGTATAGTCCGGTATTCAAAACTGTGCCACATTCTGAACATGTTTCGGTGTGGAACTTCTACCCTGACCCAGATGCTAATAACATTGACGAAGCACAGTACGTTATTGAGCGGCACAAAATGTCACGCTCACAACTGCGTAATCTAAAAAAACGCCCTTACTTCCGCGCACAGGTAATTGACGAGTGTGTAGACAGAGGTGAGAACTACAATAAGAAATATTGGGAAGATGACTTATCAGACTACGCTCCAGAACATGGAATCGAAAGGTTTGAAGTTTTGGAATATTGGGGTATGTGTGACACATCCATGCTTGAAGAGCAAGGTGTAGAGATACCTGAAGAACTCAAAGACTTTGATGAACTGCAAGCAAACATTTGGGTATGTAACGGGTTGCTTATTCGCATGGTTCTCAATCCATTCAAGCCAGCGAAGATTCCGTATGTAGCTGCCCCATATGAACTTAATCCGTACAGTTTCTTTGGCGTAGGTATTGCAGAGAACATGGACGATACGCAAACGCTGATGAATGGCTTCATGCGTATGGCTGTGGACAACGCAGTGCTGTCAGGCAATCTGATTGTAGAGGTGGACGAAACCAATCTGGTGCCGGGACAAGACCTGTCACTGTATCCCGGCAAGGTGTTCCGTCGTCAGGGTGGCGCACCGGGACAAGCAATCTTTGGCACAAAGTTTCCCAATGTGTCACAAGAAAACATGATGCTGTTTGATAAGGCTCGTGTTCTTGCAGACGAAAGTACGGGCTTTCCGTCATTTGCGCATGGACAAACTGGTGTATCCGGTGTAGGCCGCACAGCCAGTGGCATCAGCATGTTGATGGGTGCAGCGGCAGGTAGTATCAAAACTGTTATTAAGAACGTAGATGACTATCTGCTACGTCCGCTGGGAGAGAACTTCTTCCGCTTCAATATGCAGTTTGACTTTGACCCGGAACTAAAGGGTGACCTTGAAGTCAAAGCACGTGGCACAGAAAGTCTGATGGCTAATGAGGTGCGCAGTCAGCGACTGATGCAGTTCTTGAATGTAGCCAGCAATCCGACACTTGCACCGTTTGCAAAGTTCCAATATATTATACGTGAGATTGCAAAGTCTCTCGACCTTGACCCCGACAAAGTTACTAACAACATGAGTGAAGCTGCCCTTCAAGCAGAGATGATGAAGCAGTTTCAGGCAACACAACCGCAACCACAGGCACCACAAGAAGCACCTCCGGGTTCTGGCGTGATGGATACCTCTGGTGCCGGTGGTGGTAATATAGGCGTAGGACAGGCTCCTGTGCCGGGTGAACAAGGATTTAGTGGACGTGGACAAGCAGCAAATACTCAGCCGCCTCAAGCCGCTGGTGGGGAACAACCGCCAGTGGGAGGCATTCAATAATTATCTTGACGAGGTAATTGAAACGCAACATCGTGCGTTAGAACAAGCAGAAGACAATGTAATGATGTATCGTGCGCAAGGTGCGATTGCAGTGTTACGCAGACTAAAACAACTAAGGGATGAAGTAGTTGGTAACGACTGAAGCACAAATGCAGGCCATCCAAGAGGCAGAGGACATTGACACTGGTGTGGACACCCGCACCAAAAAAGAAATGGTCGATGACCAGATGGCAGCATTTTCTGCTACTGCAAAAACCGCTGCTGAAGTGGCACCCGTTATAGGTGACGCTATCGCTGTATATGATTTGCCTAGTGACATGCGTCAAGCGTATGAGTTAGTGCAGCAAGGTTTTTCAGAAGGTGACATCAAAGACATTGGTTTGGGTGCAGGTCTTGCTGGGTTATCTGCTCTTGGTGTTGTACCTGTTCTTGGCACAGGTGCAAAGATTGCAAAGAAAGGTCTTCGTGCAACCATTGATGATGCACTTGTGCAAACAGGTGATTTATTCCGCGCGGCATCGGGCATGGATGATACGGGTGGTTTAGTTACAGTCACTGATACAAGTGTAAAAATAAGTAAGCCCCCAGCATCTGCAGACAAAGGCCCAACCACATTTAAATTTTTTGGTGGCGACAAAGGAATTAGCAGCGACCAAAAATATCAAGATTATGCCGCTTCTAAAAAGAAAGCAAGCGAAAAATCTTTTGATAGTAAAACGGATGAAGAGGAATTTATCTTTAGAGATTCTAAAGGAACATATGTAGACCCAGCAGACAAAAAATTTAGATATGAAATAGGAACTGCAAATTTAAACTTTTCTGATGTCATCTATGAAAGAACAGGAGACTCCGTAAGAGAGGGACCAATAGTGCAGCTATCTTTTGCGCAGCTACAAAATAAAAAGCGTAAGGCTGCTATAGATGCTGGATTTGATGCAGAGGATGGTATTGTTTTGTTACCTGACCTGTTTGAAAACCATGAAATATTTGACGAGTATCCGTTTTTAAGAAATGTTCAAGTTAAAAGAGCAGAAACAGACGACGCAGGACAAGCGTTGTATGATGGCGCATTTGACCCCGGAGCCGGTCTTTTTTCAAGACAGGCTATTCTTATAGACACTGTAAACAATGCAGATAATTTTAAATCTATTCTCGTGCATGAAATGCAACATGCAATTGATTTTTTTGAGGATAGACAATTTGGAGCAGACTTTAATCGTCTTCTCAAAGTTGAAATGGAGACTAGAGGTTTAGTAGATACAGTTGACGACAATACTATGGACGGTTTAAATAAAGCTATACGCGCTTTTAACGAACTCGAAAAGGCAGAAAAAAGAGAAATACATTCTATAGTATCTAAAAAATATTCAATGGTGGCAGGAGAGGTTGATGCTAGGAATGTTGAATTTAGATTAAGAAATCCTAATTTGCAGTTTCAAGAATTACCTACAAAATTTACAGATGAAAAAGCACCAGAGGGAAAAGATGTTGAGGTGACAAAGATGTATGAGGGTCTTGACCCTATTCAATCTACGTCTGTAAAAACACAGCAAGCCTTTGCACAGCCACTTGAAATTGGCGTAAGTGAGTTTAATGTAAAAAATTTAGACAATCCAAACATAATAAAAAATTACACTGTCGATGATTACAACGAAGCCATGAGGGCATCTAATGCAGGAAGCACGGCAGGTAGTAAGGCACAAAACAAAAAAATTAATGCGGCTGTAGAAGAAGGCACAGATATATCTGTACGGCTTAATCTAAATTCTAAAATTGACCCTAATGGACCAGATGCACCTTTTAACAGAATGCAAACTATACATCCTGTTAATCCAAACACTAAAAAGCCTAACTACAACAAAGCCGACTCATACATGAACGCCGTTACGGTAGAAAATGGCGTGTTCGATGTAAATCAAACATCCCGTAGAAATATTGCCGAAACGGGCAAAAAAGTCCCTGCTGCCTCTGTTCAGGGCAAGTTTACTTCAACCCGAAATGTTTTAGAAGAGGGTGGAGATGACATAATTGAAATCGGGATGAACCCACAGCGGCAACATCTGTTTACAGACCTTTCTAACGGACAGGCTGTTAGAAGTTTTGATGTGGCCACTATAATTAGAGATAGGGTGTACGCAAAAGGCGTAAAGTATTGGAAGAAGGCAGATGCACCAACTCCTTTGCCTGCAAAGGGAGACACAGAGATAGACAATCAGGTGCGCTATAAATTTAAACAAGGTGGAGCAATACCTATGGATAGACAAATGGATATGTTTGACGACGGCGGTCTGATGGACCAAGGTGGCAGCACAGACCCTGTGTCGGGCAATGAAGTGCCTGTAGGTTCTCTACAAGAGGAAGTGAGAGACGACATACCGGCTATGCTAAGTGAAGGCGAGTTTGTGATGCCAGCCGACGTTGTACGTTATCATGGCCTTGATAAAATGATGGCACTAAGAGATGAGGCAAAACTAGGTTTGGCCCGTATGGAAGCTATGGGTCAGATGGGCAATGCCGAAGAAGCTATTATACCCTCCGACATTCCATTTGGTCTTGAAGACCTTGATATTGCAGATGACCCACTAGAAATGCAGGTGGGTGGCTTTGTTCCACAGCAGCAACCATACGGCACCATGACACAACCGGGTGGTCAAAATGTATTTTCAGTGCCATCTCAATTTGCACCTGTGATTGGGCGACCTGTACCATTTCAACAACAGTTTGCACCGGCAACACCAGTTACGCCTGTGTTTGGACCGGGGCAACCCACGGGTCAGCCAAAAGAAACATTCACGTTTGACCAACTAATGCCCACGTCGGGTGGTGTATCTGAAACTCGTGAGTATCGCAATGCAGAAGGAAAGTCTCTGTACATCCCGTTTATTAACGGTGAGCCAGTATATCCAATACCAGAGGGGTATACAGAGTATAAACCAGACGCAACGCCTGACCCTACACCAGACCCGGTGACAACAACAACAGCAGCGGCACCTAAAGAAGAAGACCCTTCTGACGGTAGAGAGTTGGGAGGTGGTCCCGCTGGTCTGACAATGAATCAATCTAGGATTTCTATCCTGTCTCAATTAGACGACGAGTTTGCTAACAAAATATCTGGCATTAATAAAAAGTACGAAGCACCGTCAGGTCTTGGTGCATTTAGTATTATGGGCGGTATTGGCAGAGAGTTTAAAAAGGGCAGTGAAACTAGGGCAGCACTCAAAGATTACGATTATGATAAACTTGCAGAAAGCAGGGGGCTAACAAGAGAAGAACTAGATTCTACTTTACAAGAGTTAACATCAGAAATCTATAGTGGGTACCGTGACCCTGTAACTGGTGAAGTAAAAGGACAGAAAGACCCGCGCAGTCTTTTCCAAAGGGCGAGTGATTTTGTAGGCGGTGTTGAGCCTAGTGGAGATGGTGATGATTTAGGCACCGCGCCAACAACAGCACGAGTTGAAACTACGCTTGAAGCTACGCAGCAAGCAGGTGTAACTGCTTCAGGTGCGGCTAAAGAAAATGTAAAAGCACTAAATGACATTATGAATGAATTAAAAATTCCAGAAAATCAAAAAATGGATTATCTGGTAAAAGCTGCTGCTGGTCAAGGCGCACAAACATTTGTGACAGGACCGGACCGCGCAAATACTATTCGTGTTGATTTCTCCACGTTTACTCCTGAAGTTAGTGCCGCAGCGCAAGATGTTCTAAACGTAATTGGAACTCGTGGAGACGATAGACTAAAGTCTATGCTGGACTCTTCACGAGAAGTGGCACAAGCGGAAGTGCGTCCAACAGCCGCTGCATCTATCTATAAAGAGCCAGACCCTGCTGGAGACATTCTTCCGGGTGAGCCGGGTTCCGATACTGCTTTTGACCCGATTCGGCAAGAAGAAGAGGACAGGCAAACACAAAACTATATTAGTAAAGGTTATGATGAGCCACGAGCAAAAGCCGCTGCAAAAAATAAAGTAGCTGCCGATAACATTGCAAAACAACAGGCGCGTGATAGAGGTGAGAGTGAAGAGCATGTAGCACAAACAACTGCTGTTACAGACAGCAGCGGAAAACCTGTAACCACCACAAGTGCAGTCACTGGTAAAACAACTGTTGTGACGAGTGAGCCAGAAAAAGATGACTCCGACTCCGGTTCAGGCAAAATTGTTTGCACAGAAATGTACCGTCAAACACAATTAGATGATTGGAAACAAGCTATAAAAATTTGGGGTGTGTATGAGAAAAAATACTTGACGCCCTACCATGAAACAGGTTATCATTGGTTGTTTAAGCCTTGGGTGAGAGGAATGCAGACAAGCAGCACTCTTACTTCTGTAGGTGCATATCTTGCACAGGCTAGAACTCAACATTTAAAACACGTTATGACTAAGGGTAAAGCACCAGATAGTTTTGTAGGAAACGTGTGGTGTAAAATTATACATCCTATTGTGTATATCGCCGGAAGGACAAAAGAATGGCTGAAACTGTAGAAGAACTTAAACAAGAAATGATAGACAGATTTGTTGCGCTTCCAGAGGAAGAAAAAGATGTGCTTACAAGTATGATTGGCACACAAGAGTTTCGTGTTCTTGGTAAAGTTCTTGGACCTGAATTATCTAGGATTGCGAATTTTGCTGCAATAGAGCCTGCAGTAAAACCTCGCAGACGTGGTCTAGCTTCACGTTAAATAGCTAGTTATGTTGGCTACCTAATCCCCCACCCCACGTGGCTACGGTTGGCCCCAACTTGGAGAAAATAAAATGGCAGAAGCCGCAGAAATCATGGCTGAAGAAATGCAGCCCGAAAAAAAAGTTGCGTTTGCATCCCGCAAATATAGCAACGCAGATAAACGAAAAGAAGAAGAAGAAGAACTAGAGCAGATGCTCAAAGAACAACGTGGTGAAGTTGAAGACAGTGCAGAAGATGTAGAAGAAGAACCTACTAGCGCGGAAGAAAAAACATTTAAAAAGCGTTACTCTGACCTTCGTAGGCATCAACAACAACAAGCAGAAGAACTAAAAAAACAAATTGCAGAACTGCGCAATCAGCTTGACACCGCTACTAAAAAAGAAATGAAATTGCCCAAGTCAGACGAAGACATTGAAGAATGGGCAAAAGAATATCCAGATGTTGCCGCAATCGTAGAAACAATTGCAATGAAGAAAGCGAGTGAGCAGTCGAGCGCACTTGAAGAACGCATCAAAGCAATTGATGAAATGCAACTATCTGCGACAAAGGAAAAAGCTGAAGCAGAACTAATGCGACTACATCCTGACTTTGACGAAATTCGTGATAGTGATGAGTTTCATCAGTGGGCTGAGTCTCAGCCTAAATGGGTTCAGGATGCGCTTTATGAAAATGACGACGACGCACGTTCTGCTGCTAGGGCAATTGACCTCTACAAAGCTGATATGGGTATTGGCAAAAAGAAACCCAAATCAGACAAAGACGCAGCAAAATCTGTGTCCGCAAAGAATAGTCGTAGTAAACCGCAAGAGAACGAAGAAGCATCCTACATAAAAGAGTCAGATGTGCAGCGTATGTCTGCACAAGAATACGAAAGTCGTTCTGACGAAATCATGGAAGCCATTCGTTCTGGCAAATTTGTCTATGACATGTCGGGTTCAGCCCGATAAAAAAAGTATTGACAAATGGTTATTTTTTAGTATAACTATAGTCAACAAAGGTGTAAGTGGGTTCGCTACCTGCTTACACTAATCCGCAAACGCTACCGTCTTATGGATTACCTGACGAGCATGGCCCGTTGAATATCTGGTCGGCCAACTAGATAGAATACGCACCCAAGTGAATCAGCCTCTGATTAGTCTGGTGAGTTTGCATCTGTAAAATGCTAAATAGGAGATAATATCATGGCATTCAAAACTGCTGCCGGGTATGGTAATCTTCCTAACGGTAATTTTTCGCCCGTAATTTACAGCAAACAGGTGCAGGTCGCTTTCCGCAAGGCCGCTGTTTGTGTCC